CAAAACAGACGGGAACGAAGCGGCAATTATCCGCACCGCCATGAAAGACGGTAAAGTTGCTCTGAACGTACTGCAATGCTGGCGGCGTATAAAAGCTATCGCCCGCCGTGAAAAAAAGAAGTATAAATTTGAGGACGCTGTGGAGTTATGCAGCTTTTATCTGCCGTATCACGAAACCTTGAAATTTATCCAAAGCACAGGGTTCACTCCCAAGAAATATATTAACTATATCATGCGTCAGGCGGAAGCATACCGCGAATGTCCGAATCTTACGGAGATGACCTACCGGGATTATATCAAGGAATGCAAGGAGCTGAATTACGATCTGCGGGACACCCAGATAAGCAAGCCCGCCGATTTATACAAGGCGCATAGCAGGACCTCGGAACTGCTTCGGGCTGTACGGGAGGAACAGGCGCGCATACTTGAAGAGCAGACACGTAGGGAGGCACAGGAAAAGCTTGAAAAGTACCGCAAGTACCGAAAAAAGCTTTGTAAAAAATATGAATATACAGACGGGAAATATGCTGTTATCGTTCCCGCCGGCGCGGAGGATATCGCCAATGAGGGCAAGAGTCTTCATCACTGCGTGGGCGGATATGCTCGACGGCATATCGAAGGCAAAACCGTTATTTTGTTCATGCGGGACGTGCGTTTTCCCAATATTCCGCTGTATACCATCGAAATGGACGGAGACAGGCTTGTACAGATCCGCGGAAACAGAAACTGCGATCCTACGCCCGAAGCAAAAGAATTTGTTTCGCGATGGCTTAAATGGGTAAAGCTCCCGGCAACCAAAAAGCACCCAAAATCTCAAAAAAATAAAACGAATGCAGCATAAAAATAAACGGAGGAATATTTTATGTCAGAAAAAATTTTGAATGAACAGAACGGTGAATTTTCCGCTCTGGAATTTTACGAGCAGCAGATAATCAATCAGTGCCGCATACAGGCGCAGTCCTTTACCGAAACGGGAAAGCTTCTCAAAGCGGTCAAGGACGGAAAAATATTCAAGGAAAGAGGCTTTGAAAGCTTCAAGGACTACATGGACGAATCCTGCGGACCTATTTTTCCTTTCAGGTCGGCGCAGGCTTATAAATACATAAGGGTTTATGAGACTTACGGTCCGCGTCTGGAGCAGTACGGCGCCGTCAGCCTTGAAATTCTTGATATGTTCCGGGATATCCCTGCGGAAGAATTTGAGCAACTTGCGGAGGAAAATAATCTTGAAAAAATGAGTGTAAAGGAAGCGGAGGAGCTTAAAAAGCAGCTTGAAAAAGCCAATGAGCAAATATCCCTTTTGCAGTCGACTGTAAACGAAAAAGATGGCGAGATAGACGGTGCGCACGCGTGTATAGGAACCTTGGAAGAGGAAAAAGAAGCTCTTGAAAAGGAACTTGAAGAATTGCAGAGCCGTCCCGTTGACGTTCTGATAAAGGAACCCGACGACAGCGTTATTGCGGAGCGTGTCGATGAAAAGGTAAAGGAGCAGACCGCGGCGCATAAAAAAGAAGTCAGGGAATTAAAGAAAAATATCAAGGAGCTGGAGCAGCAGGCTAAGTCCGCGGAAAGCGTAAAGTCCGATTATGAGAACAGGCTTAAAGAGCTTGACGAACGTCTCAACGCTTCAAAAGCGGAATCGGACAAGCATATAAGGGAGCTGGAGGAACAGATCAAAAAGGCGGGTCAGGCGGATGCCGCTCTTATCGAGTACAAATTTTATTTCGCAGAAATGCAGGATAATGTCAAGAATTTTATTGGCGTTCTTGATAAGATATCCGATACGGAGAAAAAAGAAAAATTCAAAGGTGCGGCGGTCAAGTTCCTGAACGGGGTTCTGGAGGTACTGAGTAAATGAACGAAAAATTTTTATCCCGCGGAAAGCGGAAAGATAACGGCGAATGGGTCACAGGTTATTACGTAAAACTTCCCGAACATCATATCATTTTTGATTTGTACGGGGACGTTGACTATATTATCCCCGAAACCGTCGGACGCTGCACAGGCTTGACCGACAAAAACGGCAAGATGATTTTTGAGGGGGATATTGTGAAAGGTGTGGTTTTAAGCAGTGAATTTATTGGTGATATTGTATGGATAGAAGAAATTGCTTCTTTTGGAATTGGTCACCGTGGCAAAAGAGAACCAACAGCATGGGAAAATTCATCGCTTTTTAAACGACTGCGACTCGGTTATAAAGACCAGTTTGCAGCCGAGATCATCGGCAATATCCACGACAACCCCGAGCTGATTGGAGGTACGAAATGAAACTTGAAAAAATAAATTCCATGTTCAAAAAGCGCAGCGACTTAAAGCTTTACAACAAGCTGTACGACAATGACGGAGAAACTAAGATCGCCATGCAGTATTTATGTGACGGTTCGGCGTGCTATGCGCTGGAAAATCTCCCGCTGTTCGACGGCGATACTATTTACGGGCTTCTTGGTATTGATCCCGAAAAAGATGTAAATTGCTTTGTTGGCATTACCCCCAAATGGCTTTTGGCTGCTCTGGAGGATTCCGACGGTTCGGATATACCTGTCTATCCTGTGTCCGAAATATTCGGATACACGGTATTCAGAACTTACTATAACAGCGAGGAGCGTGATTTTGCCGAGGTGTGCCTGTTTGTCCTCCCGGAACTGCTGTCTCCTCTTTCCGATAAAAAGTATGAGTTTTACAGCCGCACGGTCACTGTAAATAACGAGGACGTTCGCGTTATCGTCGCAAAGTCGGGGCTTATCACAAAAGCAGTAATACTTCCGCATTTCTTTAACGATTATGGGTGTACCAGAAATTTAGAAATTGTGGGAAATGTTTTTGAGGAATTGCAGGAACAGGAATTATTAAATAATATGAACGGTGAAGACCGCCCAGAAATTGTATTATGAGTACCGATAAATTTGAAAAATTCCGCGTCATGGCTGCATATTGGCGGAGCTTGATCTCCGACAGCAATACTCCGGAGGTCAACGCCGCTTTAAAGGATTCCGCTGATTTTATGGACAAGCTCATTGCCCAAAAAGAAGCGGAACAGGAGAAGTCCCGTCAGTCCGACATAGCAAATCTTACGGCGGCGGTTCTTGGATTGACGGAAGTCTTTATTAGTCAGCAAACCGACATGACAAGCCTTACATCTGCAATCACAGGCTTGACGGAGGTCGTTACCGTACTGAATGAGCGGGTCGGGAATGCTCCGAAAGTTAAGTCATCTGCTGCCAAAAAAAGCAAGCCGGAGGTTTCAAAGCATAAATACGGCGAATACAGTCACGTGCTTTTGTCCGACGAGGAATATTCAAAGCTGATAGATTTTTTCGGAGAGAAATACGGATCGTCCAATGCCGAAACAGTCTTGAAAAAATATATTGCAGACGTGGACAACTATGTGGAGTCCCACGGAAATCCGTATAAAGGCTATTGCCAAACGATAAAAAATTTTCATAGCAGGGACGTTAAAAAAGGCAAGTCTCCTTTGAGCGGGTCGGTTTCGGAGTCCCATAGCTACGATCTGTATAAATTGCTTGATCATGCTATGAATACGGTACCTAAACTTTGAAAGGAAAATAATCATGTCTAAAAAAGAAAAAAACAAAAATTATAAAGTGCTGCATATGCGGTCGGGAATTTGAAACGTCATACAGCGGCGGAGTTACCAGATGTCCCGAATGTTCCAAAAATAAAGCCGCCGCTCTTGAACGCCCATATACGCGGGACACGGTTTTTCTTGTCTGCAAATGGTTCAGCGAGGGTATGACAATTCCGAAGATCGCCAAACTGCTTGACCGCAGTGAGGATAATATCCGTAAGGCGTTGAAGCGGGGCGGGGTGTATGATGTAACTTCAAAAAGCGGGGTGAAATTATGAGCAAAACCATAAAACAGATAATATTCCTGCTGACAGTGCTTGCAATGTTCCTGATCGCGGGTGACATGGACTGCGGGGAGATATCTTTCGGTGCGGCTATTGCGGCATCGGTCGTTAATTTTATTATCATGGCTTGGAGCGGGATTTCGTCGGGGCTGTTGACGAGAGCGTATAAGAAAGAAGAATTTATTATTCTTAACCGCAAGATGAAAAATCTTCCGCCCGAAAAGCGGCAAAAACTTATTGAAATGGCACGCGTTATGTTTGAGGAGGATTTTAATGAGTAAATCGGTACTAATATCGATACAACCGAAATGGTGCAAGCTGATCGCAAAAGGCATAAAAACCGTAGAAGTTCGCAAAAGCCGTCCGAAGCTTGAACCGCCTTTTAAGGTATACATATACTGCACCAAAGGCAAGAAGAAGCTTCTTGACGTTATGGTTGATGGCGATGAATTTTACGGCGAAACGTATCACGGCGATCCTGTATTTATAAAAGGTTTTCCGGAAAAGTTTTATAATAAAAACTATGAATGTGGAAACGGAAAAATAATTGGCAAATTTATCGTTGATTATATTAATGAAATAGTTCCAAACGGATCTTATAATGAAAAGACAAAAGAATCCGAACCGTATTGTCTTCATGCTTTGCAAACACTTGTCGGCAGCTGCCTTACAAAAAAAGAAATACAGAAATATCTCGGAGATAATCGCGGTTACGGCTGGCACATATCCGATCTTGTAATTTACGACACGCCGAAAGAGCTTTCCGAGTTCGGCAAAACCAAACCGCCGCAGTCGTGGTGTTATGTTGATTAAAAATGAAAATTTGCACTGACAGTTCAAGCTATGCACTGTGAGTGCAAATTTCCACTATCAAACCGCGATTTTACATCTATACTATTTAATATTGTTTTTCAAGGACTTAACGCGCCTTTTAACCTGTCTTGGTTAAAGGGTTATCTTTTCACAAACTGAACGGTCGGGTGATCTCATGGGAATGTTAAAAAAAGACGGATACTACAAAAAGCAGGTCATATGTCCCAATGGCATGACCTTTGTCACAAAATGCCAAATGCCTACTTTGGGAAACAGCAGCAAGCGGGAGCCTAAGACAATGCCGTCCTCGGAGCGTCAGGAACGCAAGAATCTCAACAAGGCTATTGACAACCTGTTTTATCTGCTGCTGTCAAATTTCTTTCCCGGTGACTTCAACCTGGCTTTGACATATGCGGGTTCGGTCGAAAAGGAGCAGGCGGTGCGGACGATACGGAACTTTCTTGTGCTGTATCGCGCTTACTGCAAGTCCCACGGCTATAAGCCTGATTATATTTATAACACCGAGAAGCACGGCAGCGCAACATGGCATCATCATATCGTTCTGCATAATCACGCCGATATGCCGAATATTGAACTGCTCTGGAAAAAAGCGGGCGGCGGTTCGGTGCAGCACAACCCCGCAGGCTATATGCTTTGGGCAAACTGGGACTGGTACGGTCTGGCAAAGTACATATGCGGCGTGAAGAAAGACAACAAGGGCAACGAGTATGTTTTCCCTCATGAAAAGGGCGGACGGCGGTTCAACACAAGCCACGGCTTGAAGCGTCCGAAGATCGTGTATGAGTGGATAGACGCTAACCGATGGTACAAACCGAAAGCTCCTAAAGGCTGGTATATCGTTCCCGACTCTATCCGCAGCGGTGCGGACGAGCTGACGGGCGGGAATTTCATCAAGTATCTTATGAGGAGGGTGGATTGAATGGGCGAAAAAAGAACAACAGTCCCGTGTCCCACGGAGGAGACAGAGCAGATACAGCTTTTCGAATGGGCGCGGTGGGCTTCGGGGAAATATCCCGAACTGGAGGATATGCACCACATACCGAACGGCGGCGGACGTTCCAAATCGGAAGCGGGACGTCTTAAAGCTATGGGTGTGAAAAAGGGCGTGGCGGATATTTTTCTCCCGTGTGCGCGGGGCGGATATCACGGAATGTATATAGAACTAAAACGCCTGCACGGCGGACGCGTCGAGCCGAAGCAGCGCGGCTTTCTGGAACGGCGTTCGGCTGCGGGTTATTACTGCGTTGTCTGTCGCGGTATGGAGGCGGCGCGGGCGGAGATTGTCAGGTATTTGGAGGGTGAAATCCAATGAAAAAAGACAGGGTGCGGGACTATGCGACTGAAGCGTTCCGCGACTATGCGCTGCTTAAATCGTCGGACAGTATATCCGAAACGCGGCGCATGGATATTGCGGCGGTGGAAAATACGCTGAAATATTTTGAGGATAAAAAGCCGTGTGTTGTTTCGGCGGTCAAAGCTGTGTATTTTACCGACGCGGGTGTGCCGTTTCGGAAGAACACGGTTACTTTCCGCGTGCGCGATTTTGCTATTTCGGAACATACAAACGAACGTGACGTATACCGTGACTTAAAGGCGGCGCGGAATAAATTTGCCGAATACCGCGGACTGACCGTTGGCTGAAAAAGTTGTCAGTAGTGGGTTCATAATTTGTGATAGAATTATAAGCGAGGACGGATATTCCGTATCTCGCTTTAGTATTTTGGTGATTTTATGGTAATGCTTACGGTCGAGCAGATAAAAAAGCTTATCGAGGATAACAGGCTTGATATTTTCTATAACTCTAAATTTTGGCGCAGATTTTCCCATGAGGTCAAACGAGAGCAGAACAACGAGTGTCAGATATGCAAATCCAAAGGCAGATATTCACCCGCAAAAATACTGCACCATGTCAAGCATTTGAAAGAGCGTCCCGACCTTGCGTACAGCAGATACTACACCGACGAAAACGGAGTGAAGCATAGACAGCTCCTTGCAGTATGTTTCCGCTGCCATGAGGAACTCCACGGCAGGACGTTCAAAGTCGGTACACGTCCTCGCAAAGGCTACACCAACGAGGAAAAATTCTGAAACCCATACCCCCCTCTCGAAAAAACGGCTTTCAAGAGGGGTCGGTACACCGCAGGGGACAATTAAGACAAGTTCGGGAGCAGGTCGCGCGTATCACACACGGGCGCACGCGCGTTTATGTAAATTTTTTGTGAAGTTGAGATTGAACGAAATTCAGTCTGGAAAAGGATTTTTACGAAAAGGAGATGTTCTATTATGGCTAAGCCCGCGCTGGATCAAGTTAAAAAAAGCATACTTGAACAGCTCGAAAAAAGAGGGAGTTTAGTAGCTGTTTTTGCGTCGTTAGTGGAGGATTATTGCGAATGGGAAAAGTCAGAACGCAAAATTAAGGCGCATCTTAACAAACTTAAAATCGGCACGGAAGAATGGGAAAAATATCATAAGTTTGCACAGAATGCATATAGCAGAAAAATGCTTGCGCTCAAACATCTTGATATAAAAACTACCAACATCATAAGCGGTGATGATGAAGAAATGTAACCCTCATATCCTCGAATATATCGAACTTGTCAAAAGTGGGAAATATCCTGTCTGCACGGAGCAGGTACAGCTTATTGATCTGGTGGAGCGGGTTCTCGGAGAGGACGGTGTATATATCGACGATGAGCAGCTTGAGAAATATCTAAGCTATCAGAAATATTTTCCGTATGATCTATTCCCTTGGGAGAAATTTTTATTTGCGCTGCACAACTGCACATACACGGCTGACGGTTTCCCGCGGTTCAGTCATTTAGTTATTTACGGCGGGCGCGGACTTGGAAAGAACGGATATTTAGCATTTGAAAATTTCTGTTTGCTTACAAATACGAATCCCGTAAAAAATTATAATATTTACGATTATGCCAATTCCGAAAAACAAGCAAAACGCTCTTGGAACGACGTTTACGAAATAATGAACGATCCCCAAAACAAGGCGAAACTATCACGTTTTTTCACATGGAATTCGGAGTGTATCAAAAATATAAAAACAGGGTCGGAATATTGGTACATGGCGAACAATGCCAAAACAGGCGACAGTTACCGTCCCGGAAAGGTCAATCACGATGAAGTACATGAGTTTGAAGATACCTCCGCACTGACAACAAGCATAACGGGTCTCGGAAAGGTAGATCAGCCGCGGCGTACTACCTGCACCACTGACGGGGACGTTCGGGGCGGATATCTTGACGATCTGCTTGGAAAATGCAGAAAGATACTGAACGGCGAAGTCCCCGACAACGGAACGCTTCCGTTTTTATGTCATGTGGAAAGCGAGGCGGAAATAACCGATCCTGCCATGTGGTACAAGGCTAATCCCAGCTTGCAGTACCGTCCCACGCTTATGTGGGAAATCAAGCAGGAGTTGGGAGACTATCTCGAAAACCCTATTGCACATTCCGCGTTTGCAACAAAGCGAATGAATTTTCCGCCAAAGGAAAAAGAGGGCGGTATCGCAAAATGGGAGCAGATAGAGGCTACAAATCAGCCAATCATTGAAAGTCTGCTGAAAAACCGTCCATGTATCGGGGCGGTGGACTATGCGAAAACAAACGACTTTGTTTCGGCGGGACTGCTTTACTTTGTGGGCGGAAAATATATCTGGGTAACTCACACATGGGTCTGCACCAATTCCGCCGACCTTAAAGCAAACCGCATAAAAGCCCCTTTGCGGGTCTGGGAAAAAGCCGGACACCTTACGTTTGTGGACGCGCAGGAAATTCCCCCGGAGCTTCCTGCGGTATGGATCGCAACCGAGGCGGCGCGGCGTGGGTCGGTAATAATAAAATTTGCTATCGACTTTTATCGGTTCGCATGGCTTAGGCGTGCGCTGGAATCGGTAAATATTACGGGCGACAAGAAAAACGGAAAGGTCATGTTTGTACGTCCCTCTAACGAGATGATGATTTCCCCGATCATAACGTCGGGATTTGTAAACAACCTTTTCGTGTGGGGAGATAATCCGCTCATGCGGTGGGCGGCGTGGAACAGCAAGCTTGTAATGTCCTCCAACGGTAATATAACTTACGGCAAGATAGAGCCTAAAAGCCGCAAGACAGACCCGTTCAAGGCGTTTGTAGCGGGTATGTGCTTTTCTGACGAACTGGAGAAATACGACAAGGCACAAAGGCAGCTTAGCACTATTCCGTTTAAAATAAATATTTATTGATCTTATTGGCAGGTGAAAAAATGACATTTAGAGAATTTCTCGGAAGTTTCTTTAAAAAACCGTCGAAATCCGTGTCGGGAGACGTTGCGTCCGAAAGCGGAAGCTATGAGGAGCTTTACACGGGAGCAATAAACGTCTTTGCGGTTTTCGCGGTAATTGATATGGTCGCTTCCCTTTGCGCGGCGGCGGAGCTGAAAACCTACAGGGACGGAAAGCCGTTCAAGGGCTTGGAGTGGCACAATCTCAACATTCGCCCCAACGTCAACCAATCGGCTACGGAATTTTGGAAAGAGGCATATTCAAAACTGCTTTATGAGGGAAAGCTTCTTGTTGTTCCGATCGGCGGTCAGAAAATTATCGCGGACAGCTTTTCCGTTGATGAATACGCGCTGCGGGAAAATGTTTTCACCGGAGTGACCCGCGGGTCGTTTACGTTCAACAAGGCGTTCCAATCCTCCGAAGTGTTTTACGTACAATACTCAAACCAAAATGTCAAGCCGATTATCAACGATGTGCTTTCGGTATATTCGGCTTTGTACAGCGAAGCAGCGAATAACTATATACGTTCCGGCGGCTCTAAAGCCATTATCGAGGTCGATACGCTTCCTGCGGGCGATCCTAAGCTGGAGGAGGAATACAGCAAATCAATAAATAAGCGAATGAGGGAATTTAACAGAGCGCGGGACGCAACGCTGACGTTGTTTCAGGGTATGAAGTATACCGACCTTAAAGGCAGCGGCGGCGGTAAAGAGATTTCCGACATAAAGAGCATTTTCGACGGTGCGGTAACGCGTGCAGCGCAAGCGTTTAAAGTCCCGCCCCAGCTGGTGCTTGGTGAGGTATCGGGCATAAACGACGCTATCGACTATATGCTGACGGTCTGCATTGACCCTTTGCTTAATGTGGTTTCTGAGGAGCTTTCCGGTAAAGAGTTCTCCCCGGACGAATATATTTCCGGAAGCTTCATCGCGGCGGATACCACGAACATAAAGCATATTGACATATTCAGCCTTGCGCCGAATATCGAGAAGCTTATTTCCTCCGCGTTTGCAAACGTTGACGAAACAAGAGAACGCGCGGGACTGCACCCCACAGGCGAAGATTGGGCGCAGGTGCATTTCTGTACAAAGAATCAGGAACCTATCACGAATCTTAACATAATGGGTGATACATCGGGAGGAGGTGAAAAATCATGAATAAGTTTTTTGATTTGAAAATGAACGCCAATACCCCGAAAACGCTGGACTTGTACATCTACACCAGCGTTGAAAGCGACTACTGGGATTGGTGGACGGGTGAGCAAGTGGAAAGTCAGACCAGCGCGGAGCATATCCGCAAGGAGCTTGAAGCGGCGAGCGATGTTACCCAAATCAATATTTACATCAACAGTCTTGGCGGGTCGGTCATGGAGGGCATGGCGATCTACAATCAGCTCCGCAGACACAAGGCGCACAAGACGGTGTACGTTGACGGCTTCGCTTGTTCGGTGGCTTCGGTAATTGCTATGGCGGGGGACGAGGTTATAATGCCCTCCAACACCATGATGATGATACACGCGCCCCTGCTTTGCGTTCGGGGACATTCCTCCGACCTGCGGAAAGCTGCCGACGAGCTTGACAAAATTTCTTTGTCTACCATGCAGGCGTATCTTCAAAAGGCGGGCGGAAAGCTTACGGCGGAAAAGCTTATGGAGATGTACGAACAGGAAACATACTGGAGCGCGGCGGAATGTATTTCGCTGGGACTTGCAGACAGAATGGCGGACGCAGATATTGACCTTGAAGCGGCAATCGCGGCTTTGGAAACTTCCGAAAACGGCGAATGCAGACAGATGATCGACAGGCTTAAAACCGCGGCTGCAAAGGCAGCGATCCCTCCCTCAACGGAGCAGATCGGAAGTCTCATTTTGCAGTCAACTGCAAATATGGAACAGACAGAGGCTGAACAGTCCGAAAATACGGACATTCCTGCTTGTCCCAAATTGACTGGCTGCGCGGATATGGGACAAGCCGAATCCTCCAAAACGGATTTTATTTCCATAGCGGAAAATAAAATAACAAAATTTTTTAGATTATAGGAGATGTGAAAAATGCCAACTTTGAACCTTGACAAACTGAAACAGAAAAAAGCGGAATGCTCTGCGGCTATCGTTACGGCTATGAAAGAGCAGGACGAAAACAAGCTTGACGCGGCTCTTGACGGTTACTCGCAGTTTATAAGCGAGGCGGTACAGACGGAGCTTGCCGCGGCGGGAAACGGCGCGATAGACACGGTCGTACTTGCGACGCGCGGTATCCGTCAGCTTACACAGTCGGAAACGGATTTCTATGCAAAATTTATTGAAGCGGCGAAAGCCTCCGACCCTAAGCAGGCTATTAAAAACGTAAACGAGGCTATCCCCGTGACGGTTATTGATACGGTCATTGATGATATCCGCAAGGCGCACCCGCTGCTTGACTGCATTAACTTCCGCAACACATCGCTGTACACAAAGTACATATACAACAAGACAAGCAAACCCGCCGCGGTATGGGGCAAGGTCACTTCCGCTATCACCAACGAGCTGGAGGGCAACATTGAATATTTTGATGTGGAGCTTAAAAAGCTTACGGCGTTTATGTATATCCCTAAGGATATGCTTGACCTTGGTCCCGCTTGGGTCGACCGTTTTGTCCGCGAACTGCTTTCGGAGTTTATCGCGCTTAGCGTTGAGACTGCTGTGGTTGACGGCGATGGAAACGACAAATACATCGGCATGACTCGCGACGTTTCGGACACTGCTTCGGTCGTTGGCGGCGTATATCCCCGCAAGACGGCTGTCAAGCTTAGTAAGCTTTCCCCTGCCGCTCTGGGCGGTATCCTTGCGGAGATCGCGAAAAATATTGACGGCACGGCGCGTCCCGTAGTCAACCCTATCTTTGTGGTAAATCCTTTTGACTACTTCCAAAAGGTCATGCCCGCGACAACCGTTCTGGGTATGGACGGTACATACCGCAACGACGTACTCCCCTATCCTATGCAGATAATCCAGTCGGCGGCGATCGAGGAGGGCAGCGCGGTCATAGGCTTGCCCGAAAGATATTTCGCGGGTATCGGCATGAGCAAGGACGGAAAGATCGAGTATTCCGACGAATACAAGTTCCTTGAAGATAACCGCACCTATGCGGCGAAATTCACGGGCAACGGTCGTCCCCTTGATAACAATGCTTTCGTGCTTTGCGACGTTTCCGAACTTGCGGCGGCGGCTCTGGAGGTCGTGCTTGTTGACAAGTCGGGTGCGGCTGACGGCAAATCGGAAACTACAGATCCTCCCAAAGGTGAAGATCAGTCGGGGGAATGACCGCCGCTGCTGATATAACAATTTTCACAAGAACGGAGCTTGAAGCGATGACAAAACAAAATCTTCTTGATATCGCTTCCGCCCGCGGTGTGAATATTGGCAGCGGCTCTTTAAAGGCGGATATTGTAAACGCTATCCTTGAAAATCAGGGAAACGAGGTCGTATAAATGCTTGCTCTTAAAGACGTAAAAAATTACCTCAATATCACTTGGGAGGACGAAGACACGGACGGCAGAGTCAAAGGAGCTGCCGCCCGCGCCCAGTCCTCCGTAAGGGAACTTATAGGCGCGGTCCGGCTGCAATTTGTTGACTTTTCCGCGGAAGAATCCACAGACAGCGAAAGCAGCGGCACGGAGGCGGAACAGCTTTTCCTTGACGCTTGCCGTTATATCTATAACGACGCTTACGAGGATTTCCGAAAGAATTTTGCGGAGACGATCATTTCCCAGCGTATAAAATATTCGGTGCTTGCGAAGCGGAAAGAGCGGGAGGAACGGGAAAATGCTTGAAAAACAGGTATCCTTTAATGACGGCATTGCACACATCTACACGGTGGAAAACGCCGCTTTGCCCGGTGACGCGCCCGCGGACAAGCTTACAAATCGGCGCACTGCAAGGTTTGAAAACAGAACTGTCGGCGCGGTGCGGTTCTTTACGGCGAAACAGGCGGACACAAAAATTGACCGCATGATAATGATACCTAAAAAAATCGAGGTGTCCCCGCAGGACGTTGTTATCCTTGTAAGCGAAGACGAAAACCAGTACAGCATTGAGCAGGTACAGAACAAAACCGACACCCGTCCGCACACTAAGCTTTTGTCCCTGCGGAGATTGGAGAGCAATTATGACTTTGCGTGAATTCCGTAATGTTTTATGCAGTATCCCCGACGTTTCCGTTTATCATCAAAAGGCGCACAAATCGGCGAATAACTATATCGTCTGGCAGGAAATCAAGAGCTTATCCCTTGACAGTGTTACTTCCGAAAAAGGAATGCGTATCGCTGTTGATTTTTACACAAAAAAAGAATACAGCGGCACCCCTGCGGAAATTACCTCCGTGCTGTCGTCGTATGACGATATCTGCATTGACGATCCCATTATTGATTATGAGGACGATACGGGATTTACCCATTATGCGTATACGGCGGAGGTGTTCGGCGGTGGCTAAGTTTTCGGTGAACGGCATTGATTCTTTGGCTGCCGATTTAAAGCGGTTGGGTCAGCTCGATAATGAGAAGCTGGTTTCTGATATGCTTGACGCGGGCGCGGAAGTCATTGCTGACGAATGGATACACGGCATACTGGAAGCTACTAAACCTGACGGACGCTCAACGGGAGATATGGCACGCAGTGTTGCGCCGACAAAAGGTATAAAAAAGATCGGCGACGTATCGGCAAAGGAAATTTATCCGCAGGGCAAGGACCGCAAGGGCGTTCGGAATGCTGAAAAGGCATTTATCCTGCATTATGGAAAAAGCGGACAAACCCCTACACGTTTTGTTGATGCGGTGGAAGAATCAGCCGAGGACAAAGCGGTATCGGCTATGGAAGATGTTTTTAATAATTACTTAGAGAAAGAGGGTTTTTAATTATGGCTATGATCGGACTTAAATATCCCATCGCGGCACCATGCAATAATTACATAAAAGGCAGGTACCCCGAAATTGAACCGGGTACGGCTTTCGTTGTGGGAAAGATGATATCGGCGGACAAAGAGATCAAGTTTTCCGATAATCCCCTTTGGGCTGACGATGAAAAGGCGGAGGACAATTACGCGTTTGAGGAGGGTACGCGGAATATCTGCGTGGATCACATGACCCTTGAAGCGCAGGCGAAGATGTACGGACACGTTTACACGGCGGCTGACAACAGCGAACCCGAGAAGCTTGTAAAAGGCGGTTCGGACACTCCGCCTTATCATGTGTTCGGGTACTTTAAGACCCTTATGAAAAACAACAAAAAGCTTTATCAGGTCACTATCGTCTACAAAACGAAATTCAAGCCGCCTAAAGAAAGCGCGAAAACGAAAGAGAAGTCCATTTCGTGGGGTACTTACGAAAGTGAGGGTACGATCGAGACGCTTTCCGGTTTTGAGAATGATCCTTATGAGGAGGTAACACAGTTCTCTACCGAAGAGGAGGCGCGGAAATATCTTGAAGATTATTTCAAGCTTTCCGCCGACAGCGGTACGGATAATGTAAACGACAATTCCGAGGGCCTCGGAGGTGCTGAAAATGAGCAGGTCTAAAATTATCGAGATAGACGGAAAAAAGATTGAACTGTTTTTCTCCACATGGACGCTTATGCACATTTCGGAGCGGACCGGCGGAGATATAAACGGTTTGGGCGAATGGCTTAACAATGGGGGCAATACTGCCGAAATGCTGGCGCGGTTCAGCTACATACTTGCCGATCTTGCAAACGGCGCGGTAATCAAACACAATGCGGATATTTCTCTGGGCTTGGAGCAGGGCGATAAAAAACCGCTTTTCCCCGACGATTACTTTATAAACATTCTCAACGTTTCCGATATCCTGACCTACCGCGAAGAAATTTTCGCGGCTCTCAATCTGGGGTCTGAATATGAGATACCCGACGGCGTGGAGCTGACGGAAAAAGACCCCGACCTTGCGGAGATCGAACGTGAAAAAAAGGAGGAACGGCGTGCGGCAACCTAACCGCCGCGCGCCTGTTCCAGCGAGGATATTGTCTCGGAATGAACTATCGGGAGATAAATAACACTGCACCGGGAGAAATAATTCAAATGTGGCTTTTTAAGGTAGGCGAATAATATGGCTAAAAGAGAGATCGGCACGTCCTTGAAGCTGGACGGTGAAGCGCAGTTCAAGACGGCGATCACAAATATAAATCAGGAGCTGCGGGTGCTTGCCTCAGAAATGGGGGCGGCGGTATCGTCCTTTGACAAAAGCGGCGCGTCGATCTCTGACCTTAAAAGCAAGGGGGATATTTATGCAAGGCAGCTTGATTCCCAAAAGGAAAAGCTGTCGGTTCTGCAATCGGCTGTTGAGACGGCGCGGACGGCGCAGGAAAAGGCGATTCAGACCGCGGCGGAAATGGCTGAAAAGTACGGCGCGAACAGTAACGAAGCGAAAAAGGCTTCCGAGGCTGTAGCGGTTGTTACCAAAAAGCTGAACGATTATCAGATACAGGCAAACAATACCACGAAAAATATCAATCAGCTTGAGGCGGCGCAGCGGGCGAATACCACGGAACTTGAAAATTTCCAATCAAAGCTTGACAGCGCACAAATCGACAAGCTTACAAATAACATAAAATCCTTTGATAGTGAATTGAATCTGCTTGCTTCCGAACTTGGAAAAGTCACATCTTCATATGACAAAAATAAGGCAAGCGCAGAAAATCTTAATAGGACTAACGAGGTGCTTGAAAAGCAGTCGGCAGCCCAAAAGGAAAAACAACAGGCATTGAATGCCGCTATTTCGGAAGCAAGTAATATTCTTCAAAGTGCAAAAATAAGGGCTGCTGAAATGGCTGATAAATACGGTGAAAACAGCGTTGAAGCTGAAAACGCCGCGAAAGCTGTTGCAAAAGCTGAGGGTGCGCTGAATGACTACCAAATACAGGCAAACAATACCACAAAAAATATAAATCAGCTTGAAGCGGCGCAGAAAGCTAACAATAAGGAAATCGACAAACTACGTTCCAAAAATCTTAAAAGTATTTTGGAGGGAATTGCAAGCGGAGCAAAATCCGCAGCTGACGGTATAGGCAAGGTCGTAAGCGCAACCGCTAAAATTACTGTCGGGGCAATTAAAACATATACCGCTTCAATAACTGCGGCAGGCGCAGCGGTCGTCGGACTTGCCAAAAGCAGTATTGACACAGGAAAAGCTTTTGACAGCTCCATGTCGCAAGTGGCGGCTACTATGGGAACGACCGTAGATCAGATAGAGTTCCTTGCGGACGCGGCGAAAGAAATGGGAGCAACAACCTCCTTTACCGCTTCCGAGGCGGCTGACGGACTTAATATACTTGCAATGGCGGGTATGGATATGAAAGAAGCCGTAACCGCTTCGGCGGATTCGGCTTCGCTGCTTGAAACGACCTTGAACATGGCTTCTGCGGGTGCATTGTCGCTCGAAGATTCCGCCGGATATTTAACCGGCACTTTAAAGGGCTTTGGCGATGAAGCTTCAAACGCACAGTTTTATGCCGATCTTATGGCTAAAGGTGCAACACTGGCTAACACAAGCGTTGGAGAATTGGGAGCTGGTTTGTCGGGCATATCGGCAACAGCCAGCTCTTACGGTCTGAAAGCCGACTCAATGACGTTATCGCTTCTAAAGCTTGCCGACGCAAATGTCACGGGTGAAAAAGCCGCAACCTCCCTTAAAGCGGCTATGTCTAACCTTTACACGCCGACCGATACCGCTAAAAAGGCTTTAGACAGTCTGGGAGTTTCCGCATATGACACCAACGGAAGTGCAAGGGATTTCAACACGGTAGTTGACGAGTTAAGCAATGCGCTGTCAGGACTTTCCGACGAGGAGGCGAACGCATATAAAAACTCCATTTTCGGCATACAGGGACTTGACGCTTTTAATAAAATGGCGAACACCTCTGCCGACAGCGTTGAAAAATTCAAAAATGGTTTAGCGGAGGCTGGCGGCTCAACGGCTGAACAGGCGGCTACACAGCTTAACAATCTGGAGGGTGACATAACTCTTTTAGGCAGCGCGGCAGACGGCGCAAAAATGGCTATATATGACGCTCTGAACGGTACGGAAAGCAGATTGCGGCAATTTGTACAGCAAGGAACGCAGGAAATAACCAATCTTACGGCGGCTTTTGAAAGCGGCGGCATTGAGGGAGCGGTACAGTACATACAGGACATTATCCCTATGATAGGAGAAAATTTTGCAAACGGCATTTCCGATATGCTCCCGACGTTCCTAAGCAGCTTTAACGGCATTGTTCTTGCCATAGTGCAGTCTGTTTCGGAAACATTGCCGACTGCTGTAAATTCCATACTGCCTGTGTTTATAAGCGGCTTTAACGGACTTGTAAGCGGTCTTGTACAGAAAATGCCGTCCTTTGTTCCTACGCTTCTTAAAGGCGCGGTAACGCTGTTCCGCGGAATATTGGACGGGCTTAATCAGGTCATTGCACAGATAACGCCCATGCTTCCGCAGATCGTTTCCGATATTTCGGGTGCGTTTTCGGAGAACGCTCCCGCGCTTGTTTCGGGTGCTGCACAATTTTTTGCGGGTATAGTTACCGCTATTGCGGAGGTTATCCCCTCTATCATTACGGCGGTAGTTGAAATAGTCCCGCTTATATGCAATTCTATCATAGAAAATATTCCGCTGCTGATCGACGCGGGGTTACAGCTTTTTGTATCTCTTACGGAAGCATTGCCCGACGCTATTGTGCAGATCGTGGCGACATTGCCCGAAATCATAAACGGAATTATTTCCGCACTGCTTGAAGCCGTTCCGCAGATAATTCAGGCGGGAATTGATCTGTTTGTCGCGCTTATAAAAGCTTTGCCGGAAATCATTGCGACGATCGTTGAGGCTTTACCGCAAATTATAACGGGTATCGTTACCGCTCTTGTAGGAGCGATACCGCAGCTTATAGAGGCGGGTATAGATTTATTTCTCGGACTTATAGGCGCGCTCCCAGATATTATAATAGCTATTGTGGACGCGCTGCCGCAGATCATAGACGGAATAGTAACCGGACTGATAGAAGCGGCTCCCGAACTGGCACTTGCGGGAATTGATCTGTTTATCGCCATTATTACCGACCTGCCTAAAATCATTATTGGAATAGTGTCGGCGATACCTAAGATCATAAAGGGTATCATCGACGGATTCAAAGAGAATTTTTCAAAAATGGCTCAGATAGGCTCTGATATTATGTCGGGTATCGGAGAGGGAATTATCAACGGCGTTACTGCTGTCAAGGAAAAGATTTCCGTAGCGGGCGAAAAAATCATGAATGCCTTTAAGGATTTTTTTGGTATTCACAGCCCGTCAACAAAAATGAAAGAGGAGGTCGGATACAACCTTGCAGACGGTACGGCAGGGGGCTTTATTGAACAAATGGAGCGAAATACCAATGATATGAATGCTGCTGTACCTAAAGACTATACTATTGGTATTAAAATTACTGATGAAAAAACTGCTAAAAAAGCTATAGACACTATTGCTTCCGATTATAAAAAAGGACGGCTTACAGAGCAGCAGGCGGACAAGCTTGCTGTGGATACATTCAGGGACTGCGAACAGAAAAAAATTGACATTCGTCAGTACACTATTGAAAAAATTACAGCAATGCGCAAGGACGAAGCTGATAAAAACCGCGATCAACTGGAAAAAGACTTGAAAGCCGAAATTGCTGCATATGAAAAGCAATCGGAAGAACTCAGCAAGGCTATACAAAAAACCGCCGAAAATTTTACCGAAAGTTATAAATCAATGTACACCTTTGAAAAAGACGATGACGGAAATATCATTTCAGCAAAAGTCACAAATAAAATGCGCGAAGCAACAAAGGAGCTTGATAATTTTAATGCTGAGATTGAGAAATTACAGGAACGAGGCATAAGCAGCGGGCTGTTAAGTCAACTTGACGGTATGTCAAAGGACGAGGGTGCGGCAGTTGCGGAATACTGGAATACTTTAAGCGATAAGCAATTAAAAGCTCTTGAAAAGAACTGGGAAAAATACCAGCGTTCCGCAAATAAGCTTTCGGAACGGCTTCACGCTGAGGAAACAGAAAAAGCGGCTCGTGATATGCTTGAAAATATAAACGCAGTTATAACCGACAGCAGCGCGGTTCTGGACGATATGGGCTTACAGATCATGGCAGGCTTGAGAGAGGGTATGACCGGAAATGCAGCCGGTGAGCAGATCAAAGAAGTTTGCGACAGCATTATAAGCCGTTTCAAAGAGTACTTCGGCATCGCCTCCCCCTCTAAGGTCATGAAAAAAGAGATAGGTCTTAACCTTGCTGACGGTGTGGGCACGGGCTTCACGGAACAGATGTCAAAGATATCCGCAGATATGCAAAAATCGGTACCCACAAGCTTTGACTTTGACGTAGAAGTGGACGCGGCTGCAACAAGGCGGAAGCGGTACGGTGCAGGCAGCGGAAACGATAGGAGCGGATTTAGCTATACCCAGATAATCAACAGTCCCAAAGCACTTGACACTGCTACTATCAACAGGCAGACAAGACAGGGCTTACAGCTTGCGTCGGTAATAAGATAGGAGGCATGACTTGAAAAGACAATTGATATTATCGGAAATTTCTCCGGACGGCGAAACGGCGGAGCAGGTCGATCTGTACAACGATGTCGGTATACGGATAGTTTCCGCGGACGGTATCGGATTTTCTTCCGACATTTCGTCAATAAAGTTATACGACCGCGACGGAAGTCTATATCAAAACAGCATACTTCCGCAGCGAGGTATATCTCTTGTGGTTCGGTATATCGGAGCGAAATGGAAGCATGAACGCAGTAAGCTTAGGCTGAACAGCCTGCTTGACAGCAAAAAGGAACTTCGCCTCCGCTGCATAACCGACAACATAGACGTATACATACAGTGCCGAACGGAGCAGGTCAGCACGCCGCCCAACACGTATCCAATGGTAACGCAGATATCCCTCATATGTCCCGACCCGTACTGGAGGAAAAGCGGCGATAATTCCGTAATTATGGCGGGACTGATTCCTCTGTTTGAATTTATTATCGGCATTCCCGAAAGCGGAATGGAGTTCGGGGATATCAAGGCGGGTACTATCACCGACCTTTGGAACGGCGGAACGGTCGAAAGCGGCGTGCTGTTCACCATAACCGCAAAAGGATTCTGCACAAGACCAAAGCTTACAAATATCCGCACGGGTCAGTTTATTGAGATCCCCGCTCTTGTTATGAGCGCGGGTGACGTTCTGGAGATATGCACGGAGCGCGGCAAAAAAGGTGTTTGGCTCACAAGCGGCGGAGTTCGGCAAAGCTGCATTGACCGCTGCGCGGACGGTTCGGAATTTTTCCGGCTTGCCTGCGGAAGCAATCCTATCAAGTACAGCTTTGGAAGCGGCGGATATCAGTCCGCGGAAATAATCTGCAAATTCGATACAAAATATGGAGGAATATAAATTATGTATCTTATTGTATATGACTCAAAATTAAACGAACTTGGAGTGATCGACGAATTCAAGTCGCTGATCTGGACTCCGAGGTTCTATGAGGTCGGAAGCTTTGAGCTTCGCGCACCTATGACGGAAAACAATATTGAGCTGCTTAGGAAAAACAGATATCTGCACCGCCCCGACGTCGAAGAAACGGTATTTATAAAATCTATCAATGAAGCCGCGCAGGACGGCGAACTGCTTATTATTGTTTCAGGCGCTTTTCTCGAGGGGTTGCTTGATAAGCGGACAATTACTCACAAGGGGTATTTTTCGTCTCTGCGGGATACTCTCAAAATGTATCTTGAAGATATACAGGGGGAATATTTTTTCGGATACCGCGGTATGTCGGTTGAGATACCGGACAATGAGGATATTAATAACTGGGGCGGGGAATCGGTTATAGGAAAGAATCTGGGCGACTATACGAGATCGCTGCTACGCGCTGGGAACCGCACGGTTAAGATAGATTTTTACCCCGCGGAGAAAAGAATGGTGTGCAGAATAGTTTCGGGAACTGACCGTCCCGATGTTGTTTTCTCCTCTGAAAACCTGAATCTGTACAACACCGAATACAGCTATTCCGAGGAGGGCTGTTACAGTCTGGCAGAATGCCGCGCGGCAGTCAAAGATGAGGAGGCTGAACGCGATCCCTCCAAAGAAAATATGCTTTATGCGTCATTGGGCGGACGTGACTACGGCGGCGGTCAGGTATTGGGCGGGTTAGAGCTTACCAACTATTACGAAGAGATCGAGGCTGTTATCGTCAAGGAAGAAAAAACTACATACGACGATGAGGGCAATCCTCAGACCGTAATCGTCAAAAAGGTTGACTATGAGACCACTCACGAAAATTTGCTGTCGGTGTGCAAGCAGCATTACCAGCCCTATACCGAAAATCTTTCGGGTACGGCAGTCGGCGGCGGTTTCCGCCGTGAATGGCATTTAGGCGATATTGTTACTATTGAGGATACCGCCCGCAAAGCGTTATATCGAAAGCAGATCGAGGAGGCAACGGAGGTTTTCGAGGCGGGTACTGAAAGCGTTGACGTGGTATTCGGAGCGGCGATGCGCACGGTGATAGACCTCATAAAGGAAGTGAAAAAATAATGCGGAGCGGTTTTTTCAACAGTTATCTAGGCGACAGAAAATACAGCGCGGAGGATTGGGCGGACTATTTCCGTCAGTTTATCGGAAACGGTATTTACGCAAATCCCGCTACATCAATGCAGGTTCAGGCAACGAGCGGACTTACGGTTCGTATCGCGGCGGGAAGCTGTTTTATCAACGGCTATGCCGGTTACTCCGACGGCTCGGACGTGCTGAAATTGCAGTACGGAGGGACTTACCCGCGTATTGACAGGATAGTTATACGTCTTGATATGGCAACGCGGTCGGTATATCCTGCCGTCATCATGGGAAACGAGGCGGAAAATCCGTCTCCGCCCAATATTATGCGCAAGTCCTCAACATACGATATTTGCGTAGGAGAAATAACCGTAGGCGCAAACGTTACGGACATATATCCGTCCGATATCAAGGATATGCGGTTTGACGCTTCGGTCTGCGGCATCGTGGCGGGAGTGCTGAATCAGATAGATACCGAGGAATATATGTCGCAGATAATTTCGGCGGTCATGACAGCAACCAATCTTGCGCTTTCGCAGTCTGCGGCTGAATGGAATAAATTTCTGGATTCGGTGCTGGCAAAGGACGGAAACGTTATTGTCACCATGCCGAGCGAGGAACTGAAAAACGACGTTGCAATGCTGAAACGCAGACGCAGCGTTGCGGATATGTTCCGTGTCATTTAGGGAGGTGCTGAAATGATAAAGCTTCCGCGCGGAAACACGCTTGATCTGTCGGTCATGCTTTACGACTCAGACGGCGCGCCCTACCGCATGAAAGAAAAAGACTGCGCGCTCTTTACGGTCAAGCTCCGTGATGATATGTCTGAAAAACCTATTATTCAGAAATACATACTCCCCTCGGAATGCGGCGAAAAAGGCGAACTGCTGATACACCTTGACCCGCAGGATACGGTGTCTCTTGAAACTGGATATTATCTGTACGACGTTGCCGTCCTTATCGGAGGAAGGGATTTTTACACCGCTGTTGTTGCGGAAACGTTCCGGATACTTCCCGCTCTTGGCGAACCGGAGGTGATATAATGCAGGGATTCAGCGGCAGGATAGTTACGCAAAAAAATCTGAACGGCGTTATCGACAAGCCGAGAACCGTTGTTGACAGCGACTATGAGCTTTTGGAAAATAAGCCGAGCGTTGAGGGCGTTATGCTCAGCGGAAATAAATCTCTGGAGGATCTCGGTCTGATTTTTGACAGTAAAACCATAATCAGGGAAAACGGCATACTTACCGTTGCGGACGGCAGTCATAAACATACCGCAGAAAATATTGAGGGATTGCAGGAGGCTCTTGACGCGGCGGCGGATCATGCGGCGGACACGGACAATCCTCACAATGTTACTAAGTCCCAGCTTGGTTTGGGAAATGTGGAGAACAAGTCCTCGGAAGCTATCCGCGGGGAGCTGACTAAAGCGAATGTTACCGACGCTCTTGGTTATACGCCGCCGACCGCAAATACAACTTACGGCGCGGCTACTCAATCCGCTGACGGCTTAATGTCATTTGCCGATAAAAAGAAGCTGGACGGCATTGCGGCGGGGGCGCAGGCGAACACTATCACAGGCGTTAAGGGCGGCGCGGAATCGTCCTACAGGACGGGTCAGGTAAATATCACGGCGGCAAATATCGGTTTGGGAAACGTGGAAAACAAGTCCTCGGAAGCTATCCGCGGGGAACTGACTAAAAAGAATGTTACCGACGCTCTTGGTTATACGCCGTCATCGGACGGTGCGGTCGAAACGGTTTCAAGTTCGGTCAGACGCCGGCAGCGCCCGTCCGACTTATTCAGAATTTTTTAGAAAGGGTTGATTTTTATGCAGCAGGTTTATTGGATCAAGTCCTCACAGACCTGGACGTGTCCCAAAGCGGGAGCGTGGAAAATAGTATGCGTCGGAGGCGGAGCAAGCGGAGGCATGACATTTGGCGGCAATGTCAGCGCACTGCAATCATCGGGAGGTACAACGTCCTTTGGGAATCTTTTATCGGCTCCGGGAGGCGCGGCTGAAACTGTTTGTACATCGGGTATAAACTGCTGCGGAGGATACGGCGGTTATGACGGAATGAACTACGGAGGTACCCCTATAATAAAAGTTGGTGATAGCACGTCCGCTTCATCATCAAACGGAGGGGCGTTATGCGGCGCAGGATTGGGGTACGGTGCGGGAGGAGGTGTAGGCTTAGTCGGTCAGATAAATTTCAAGAACGGAACCTCGCAGTCTACCGCGC